GTGCTGCGAGGTGCAGTTTTTCGGCACGAGTGGATATGAAACGAGGCAAAATCTTCAATGATACTAAGGACTTAAGAAATGAATGAGCAGGAAATCATAAAAAACGCCCTTGATAAATCAGAGCAAATAGCCTATGCAAGCTTGTCAAAACTATTCAATCAGGGCAAATTAAGAGGGAAAGACCTCGAGAAATTTCAAGGACTAATCCAAAAAATCGAGGATTATAAAGCCGAGCAAGGCATCGCTGAGCAACAGGACAAGTCAAAAGATGTTTATCTTACAACATTTCAAATCTGTCGGTTGCTGGATATAGATCGCACACAATTTTTTACTTGGCGGTCTCGGGGTGACTTTCCAACATCGGCACAAGTTAAGCGGGGAGTCTGGAATTTCACAAAAGTATTTCGCTGGTGGTATGAAAAATTCATAAAGGAGGATGAGAAAAAAATCGCACAAGCGGAGGCACGGCGACGACGGGAGATTGCAATCGCAGAATTGAAAGAGATGGAGGCACTCGAAAAACGGGGACAATTGATTCACATCGAGCAAGTGCAGGAAGACATCTCATTTGTTTTACAAAATATAAAAAATAAACTGCTTATGTGGCAAAAATCCTTACCGCCTCGTTTGAAGCAACTTGACGAAAGACAAATCCAAAAAATTCTCAGCAATGAAACAAAATATGTCCTGAATGAGATGGCAGATTCGCTTAAGCGTGCAATTGTGAAAAAGAAGGAAATTAAACGCAGATGAATAAGTATTATCGAGACAGAACATATCTCCTTAATTGTGTTGAAATTTTACGACCTCCTGAGGAGATCACTGTTTCGGAATGGTGTGATAAGTATAGAATTCTTACACCACAGACATCGCCCGAACCCGGGCGTTATAGAGTGGAAAGAACCCCATATTTGCGACAGGTTCTCGACTCATTCGCAAATCCCGAAATTGAGCACATTGTGGTATGCAAAGCAACACAGTTAGGTTTTACGGAATCAATAATCAATATGATTCTATATGCGATAGATCAGGACCCTGCACCAACTTTACTTGTATACCCGACGCTCGACCTCGCAAAATATAATTCTAAGAATAGGCTTATGCCTGCAATCGAAACCTGTGAACCCACAAGACAAAAAATTCCTAACAATCCCGACAAATACACCACTCTTGAAATCAACTTTTCTGATATGTCTCTATCGATTACGGGTGCAAATTCACCATCTGAGCTCGCTTCTCGCCCTGTGCGATATTTGTTTCGAGATGAAATAGACAAATATCCTATGCAAGCAGGCGGTGAAGCGGACCCGATGGCACTTACAATCGAACGAACCAAAAATTTTTGGAATCGAAAGATTGTTGATATATCTACTCCCACAACCGAAGGTGGTAATATTTGGAAATCCTTACAATCCTGTGATGAGGTCTATTATTATTATGTGCCTTGCCCATTGTGTGGTCATTATCAAAGATTGAAATTCGAACAAATCAAGTGGAATCAAGAGCGAGACATCGACACAATCAAACACACTGCATATTATGAATGTGAAAAATGCAAAGGTAGAATTGAATCAATACAAAAAAATCAGATGCTACTTGCTGGGAAGTGGATTGGGATAAAAGGCAAAAAATCGCCTGCAAAGGTTGGCTTTCATATCGAGGCGTGGTATTCCCCGTGGCTCTCATTTGGTGATTGTGCTTATGCGTTTCTCACCTCGAAAGACTATCCAGAGAAACTAATGAATTTTAGAAACTCGTGGGAGGCTCAGCCATGGATAATGAAGTATGAGACTAAGACAATTGAAGAATACAAGAACAATATCATAGACATACCTCAATTTATCTGTCCACAAAAAACAGTTGGGCTCACCTGTGGCATAGATCCGGGGCAAGGTGGCGCATGGTTTGTTGTCCTTGCTTGGCAAGACGATATGTCTGTTCATTGTATTCATTATGGGTTTATCCCTCTCCCAACAAGCGATTGGTCAGAATTGCAGAAACTCATTTTTGAAAATCAATATCTCATAGATGGCACAGACACAAGGCTACGAATCTGGCGAGCAGGTATTGACACAGGCGGTACGATGATAGATGGTGAAGTCTCAATGACGGAACGGGCTTATCAATTTATCAGAGATACGGGCTCAAAAATCTACGGCACGAAAGGTCTTGCAGGGCAATACTTACCGCAACGCTTGAAAATCTCGCAGACATCAGGGATTACTTTACTTTTGATTGACACAGCAATATTCAAAGATGCAATTCATTACAGACTATCCTTACCCGCTAATGAAAATGGAAGGTTGACATTTCATAAAGATACACAATCTGATATATTCAAGCATATTCTTGCAGAGGAAAAACGCAGGAATAAACGAGGCAACCCCGAATGGGTGAAAGTGCATAGAGATAACCATTTACTCGATTGTCTTGTCATTGCATTTGCACTTGCAGACCCATCATTGTCTGGAGGTATACAGATGCAGGCAATCAAACAGGAGAAAAAAATCAAAATCGAAATGATAAAAAGTAATTGGATTGCAGGAGACGGAAAATGGATATAAATTTTTCTTGCAATGAGAGGGTGATTATCATATAATATGTATTCAGGGAGGTCAGTAAGGAATTGATTACAAAATTCCGTATTGGATTTAAATATTCGTGGGATGAAATAATTGAGAATTATCCATCATCGTCTTACACTGCAAAAATTACTTTTACAAATGCAGCGGCAACAGTAACAATTACAGCAATGGCAAACGATGATGGTTCATATAGATTCACAGTAGCAGGAGATACATTTGAAACAGCAGGAGATTATAGGGCGGCATTATATATCGTAGATGGCAGTGATAATATTCTCATCAAAGAGATTGATATTACAGTCTTGCCATCTGTGTCATCTGCCGCTGATTTGCGTTCACATAACAAGAAAGTTCTCGATGCAATCAAAGCGGTTCTTGAAAACAGGGCGACAACAGATCAATTAAGCATCTCAATCGCGGGTGTTTCACTTTCAAGAATGTCAATAGACCAACTCTTGCAACTCAAGAATTATTATGAGCAACTATACAAACAAGAGCAGCGAACAGAGGCAATGGAAAGAGGAGAAAAATCACCTAACTCAATTCAGGTGAAGTTATGAATCTAAGAAATATTTTCAAAATATTCTCATTTAAAAGGACAAGCAAAGGACTTAGCACTATATCTCATATATCAGCAAGATATGATGTAGGCTTGAAAGATGATTTGTTATCATCTATTCCTATACATTCGCGGGCAGCAGACGAGGAAATTCGTTCAGATTTGGTCACGATTCGAGCAAGGTCAAGATATGTTGCACAAAACTCCGCTGTAATTCAGAGATACCTTTCGTCGCTCAAAGTCAATGTATTGGGCGAAAACGGATTTACACTGCAGGTTAGAGGCAGAAACCCTGATGGCACGCTTGACACGGCAGCAAATAACCTAATTGAAGAACTTTGGCAAGATTGGCAATACTATTGTGATATTGAGGGGAAACTCAACTTTTTTGAAATGCTCAATATGATAATCGAATCTGTCGCCAGAGATGGGGAAATATTCATATATATAGACGATGCTTATCAGGGCAACAAATATCATATTGCCTTGCAACTCATAGAAGCAGATTATTGTGATGTAAATCACTGGTCCACTAATGCAGGGAATCAAATCAGATGTGGCATAGAATATGACTCTCAAAATCGGATAGTTGCATACTGGTTCAAACAGCAAAATGGATATAAAAGAATCGACGCAAGCAACATAATCCATCTTTTTAAGAGGGAAAGAGTTTGGCAATCGAGAGGATACCCATGGATAGCACCTGTTATTATCGATGCAATACACCTCCAGCAATATATCAAAGCAGCGGTTGTCAATGCTCGTATTGGTGCAGCAAAGATGGGCTTCTATAAGCAAAAAGATATATCGGTTGACATATCTGCTGTAGCATCAGAGAAAGATATAGGGGGAAAATTATACGATTCAGTAACTCCTGGTCAATTTGGTATATTGCCAGCAGGGATGGAATTACAGGTATTTGACCCAAAATATCCTGACCAGCAGTTTGCTGATTTTGTGAAAGCAATAATTAGAAATATTGCGATAGGACTAAATGTCTCCTATGAATCACTATCAGGAGACTTAAGCCAAGTGAACTATTCCTCTGCAAGAGTAGGATTGCTTGCAGAACGAGATTATTTCAAATCTGTCCAACGATGGTTTAAGGAAGTGTTTCTATATAAAATTTTTGAGCGATGGCTTGATAATGTTTTCCTTCTTGGGCTTGTGAGGTTCGAGAATGGCATAGTGCCATATCAGAAAAAAGATAAGTATATGAACTACGAATTTATTGGGCGTGGGTATGATTGGGTGGACCCTGAAAAGGACATCGACGCAAAAATAAAGGAGATAATGGCAGGTCTATCTTCGTGGTCTGAGGTTGCGGCAATGAAAGGTAAAAATCTTGAAGACATAGTTGCACAGATTCAGAAGGATAAAGAAATATTTGCAAAGAAAGGGATTAAAGTAATTATGAATAAGGAGGTCATACAATGATAAGAATTAACAGTGTAGGTATTTCACACGCAGAAGGCCTAATCTCACAAGGCAAGATTGATTATGATTCAGACTGGGAATTTACAGCAGAGGATGGAAATAAACTTCTCGGACCCAAAGGCGATGATTGGAATGAATATAAAAAATGGTTTATAGCAGAAGATACCGATGCAAACGAGAATACAAAAAACAGATACAAGTTCCCGTTTGGGAAAAATGGTAAGATATATAGAAGAGGAGTAATAGCCGCAAAACAGCGTGCAGCACAACAGGGTTATAGCAATATCGCAGACGCTGCAGATTCACTATTACAGAAGATTGATAAGAAAAAAGAGAAGGCATTTTATAGAATAGAAATCAAAAATCAAGTAGCCAAAAATGAAACTGAGACAGAGGCAGATGTGTACATATATGATGAGATAGGTGATGCTTCATCTCTAAGCGAAACCACTTCAGCAAAAAATTTCATTATGCAAATGCAGGAAATTAAGGCAGACAAAATCAACCTGCATATAAACAGCCCCGGAGGGAATGTTTTTGACGGGCTTGCTATATACAATTTTTTGAAAACTTTGAAAGCATATAAGACAGTTTATATTGACGGTCTTGCAGCCTCAATTGCATCGGTGGTTGTGATGGCGGGAGACAAAGTCATAATGCCTTCAAATGCGTTTTTGATGATTCACGAGCCTTATGGGTTTGTGGTAGGTACATCAGATGATATGAAGAGGAGTTCCGAGACCCTCGATAAAATATCAAACTCACTTGCAGAAATATACTCAAAGCGTTCAGGTCTTTCGATTGAGAGAGTAAAACAGATGATGAAAGACGAGACTTGGCTTACAGCAAAAGAGGCAAAGGAGTTAGGATTTATTGATGAAATATCGGATGCAATTCAAATCGCTGCAAAGTTTGAGTTAAATAGATTTCACAATGTGCCCGATGCATTCAAAGATGTGTTGACATCTTGCACCGCCGTAAGCGGGGATGCGAGGGTAACGGTGAATCTATCTCAAGACAAAGCAGCGAACCAACCAATAACAAATAAAACAAACAAAGGAGGTAATACAATGAATACATTATCAAGAGAAAATGTAAGAGAAATTCTCGAAATAGCGAAAGCCTATGATTGCATCGACCTTGCACAGCAGGCAATTAGTGAAGGCAAAAGCGTCGAGGAATTCAAACTAATGGTATTCGAGAAGAAGACAAACGCCAAAAAGGCAGAACCGCTGAGCCCAACCCTTTCAACAGCAAAGGAAATCAAAAAATATTCTATCTTATCAGCGATAAGGTCTCTGATGTCCGGGGAAAACTGCTATGAGAGGGAAGTATCTGATGAGTATGCAAAGAAGGCAGGCTTGCCCATAGATAAGAGTCATATTTATATACCACCAGAGGCTCTCAATCCCAGAGCGGCATTGGCAAATTATCCCGAAACCGCCGGTGGTTACCTTGTGCCGACCGAATTGAGGTCACAAGACTTGATTGAGTATCTGAGAAACAAGGCTGTGATCTTTCAGGCTGGTGCGAGATTGCTCGATGGTCTGGTGGGCAATGTTGCAATTCCAAAGATAGCAGGTGGTGCAACTGCTTATTGGGTAGGTGAGGCTGTAGAAATTACCGAGTCGAACTATTCTCTTGCACAGGTAATTTTGAAGCCCAAGACTGTTGCGACGAGAGTGAACATTACAAGGGCGTTGGCATTGCAGACATCGAACGCTGTTGAGGCGATGGTAAGAGATGATATGAACAAAGCCCTTGCTGTTGCAATCAGTGAGGCAGCAATCAAAGGCAGTGGTTCTGAATACCAGCCACTCGGGATTTTCAACACATCTGGTGTTAGCTCAGTGACATTTGGCGGTACTGCTACTTATGGGAAGATAGTTGAGTTCGAGACTGATGTTGAATCTGCGAATGTGAACATCGACCCAACAACAACAGCATATCTCATCGATGCTGCCACAAAAGGTAAGTGGAAGACAATCAAAAAGGATAACTTTGTCTCCGAGTTCCTGTTTGATAAGGGTATGGTGAATGAGTATAGAGCCCTTGTAACCAACTCAATGCCTAATCATAAAGTCCTGTTTGGAGATTTCTCGAATCTTCTGATAGGGCAGTGGGGCGGGCTTGATCTAATGGTCAATCCTTACAGCAATGCAAAGAACCTTGAGACTGAGATAATCGCCTCGATAATGATTGATGTTGCGGTGCGTTACCCCGGTGCTTTCGCTATATCAACCGACGCTGGTAATCAATAAGGAGGTATAAGATGAGAGTAAAATTTCTGAGAGGTATATTTTGGAAAGGCGAGCATCTGAAGGCAGGCGATATTGTTGAATTAAGCCAAAAAGATTATGAGGCACTTATTGCGTTGAATGCGGTTGAGAAAGTTGAGTATACAAAGCTCGAGAATTCAAAAGTTGAAGAGACAATTAAGGAGAAAGGAGGTAAGAAATGAGTTATGTGGGCACAGACATAACAACGAGCTTACAAATTGCACCAGTAAGCAAATCAAATTCAGGAACGGCATCGGGGGCAGTGTTGTCAAGAACGGGATATAAAAGTGCAACATTCATATTCATGGCAGGTGCTGCAAGTGGTTCCCCAACAGCGATTAGTGTTGCCTGCAAAGTCCAGACAGGCAATGAAGCAGATGGCTCTGATATGGCAGACATATCAGGTGCGACAGCAACCATTACAGCAGAGAACACCGCAGCAGAAATCAATGTTGACCTGTCTGGTTGTAAAAAGTATATCAGGGCGTATCTCACAGTAACTCTAACAGGTGGCTCATCACCATCGATACTCGTTGCAGCCGCAGCGGTATTAGGAGATGCAAAATACAAACCTGTATAAGGTGAGCGATGGATTTGTCTAATCACATCAAGGCACTCATTCTCGAATTGGGGATGAGTGCCACTTTTTCCTCGAAAACCGTGCAGGTGATATTCAATAATCAGTATGTTGCTACTCAACTTTTTGGAATGGGGCTGGAGAATAGAAACCCATTTGTGGTTGGTTTGGAGAGTGACTTTACGAGTGCTAAAATTGGTGATATAATCACAATCAACAGCACAAATTACAAGATTGCCTCAATACAACCAAACGGTGTTGGGGCTGTGCATATTGAACTTACGAGGGCGTAATGTCATCGAGAAGTGAAATCATCTCAGCTCTTGAAACAACACTCAAGGGCATAAAAAAAACAGCAGGGTATAACACCGATGCGGGTGACAATGTGTCTATTTGGAAACTTGAGAATTGGACAAGAGACAATCTCCCTGCAATTGACATAAGAGATACAGGTGTCCTACAAAAAGAAAGCCCTAACGGTGTTTGGGACTTCTACTTGAAGGTTGATATAATATGCTTAGATACCTCATATTTGGGATTACAGGCTCTTATGGCTGATGTATATAAGGCAATATATACGGATATAACCCTATCAGGGAAATCTTTATATATAAGACAACCTGATGAGGATTTTATAGAGGCGGCAGAGGAAGATTTTGTTTATTTTGCTGCAAAAATTAGTTTGAAAATTGCTTATAGGACAGCAATCGGAACAACATAACAGGAGGATATAAAATGTTTTTAGGAGAGAGATTTTTGATTTTGGCAAAGACTGAGACAAGTTATGGTGTTGATGCACAGCCATCACCAGCTACAGATGCAATACTGGTATCTGATGCTAATTTTGAAATTATTGAGGAATTCAAAGAGCGAAAAGTGTATACACAGTATTATAGCCAGAATAATGGGCTACCCTTGACAAAGTTGGCAAAAATCAGCTTCAAAGTAGAATTGAGAGGGTCGACAGGAGCAACTACACCACCCGATTGGGCTTGTCTAGCAAAGGCTTGTAATGCAACAGAAAGCATAGGGGCGAATAATGTGACATATCGCTTCATTGAGACAGATCTTGTACAGCCCAGCCTCACAATCTATTTCTACAAAGATTTACTCTTACACAAGATGGTTGGTTGCAGAGGCATAGTGAAACTATCTGGTGAAGTGAATGATGTGGGCTATTTGGAATTTTCATTCACGGGTATGTTGTCGGCAATATCGCAAGAAGCATCGTTCCCGTCTCCAAACTTTACAACCATCAAACCACCACTTTTAAACGGGATGACTGTGTCAATTGGTGGTTATAGCCTTGTTATGAGATCATTTTCAATTGACCCAAACATAAAACTTGTGGAAAGGAAAGATTTCACAGCGTCAAAAGGAATCAAAGAAGTGATAATAACAGACGCAGACGGGAAATTCACCTGCTCAGTAGAAGCACCAGACCTGTCAACGGCAAATCTGTTTAATATATTCGCTAACGGAACTGAGTTATCAGACACACAATTAGTATACCCATCATCCACCGCCGGGCAGAAACTCACAATTATAATCGAAAAATTGCAACTCACGAAAAACCCAAAGTACGAGAACCACGATGGCATACTCGGTATGTCTCTCGAAGCCAAGATGATTGGTGGTCCAAGTGGGATGTTTTCAATTAAGATAGAATAAGAGGTGCAAAATGAGAGTATTAGGGAATGGTAAAATCAAGATTCTAATTCAGGATGGTATTACAAAAGACACACACACATTGTATTGCCGTGAACCTACTACTGAGGAAAAAATCAAATACAGAATTGAACTGATACAAATGAAAGACGGTAAGATAGATACCGAAAACTTATTTAAGACAAGAATCAAATACGCTTTGACGGTGCTTATTGGTTTTGAAAAAGGCACTCTCAAATACGACGGAAAAGTAATTTCTTCAGATCCTAATGACTCCGATTATTGTGCAGAATGGAAATCTCTATTTGAGAAATATTTGAGTGATATACTCGAGCTCATTGCACAAAAGGTTTTTGAGACCCAGGGCGAGGTGATAAGTGAAGATTTTTTTACAGGGAATTCGTAAAATATGATAGAGGTTGCACACCAGAAAAAAGAACGAATTGTGAACGAAACTACCCGAAAGAGGTCTTACGGAAAATATGTGAACAATGCAAAAGTATGCACAATGAGCCCGTAAATCCTATCGTATTTAACTATCTTGAAATCAATGCAATCATTGAGGCGGGGGCTCATATATCCGCAAATGCTCTTGAATACGAAAATTGGTTATCTTTGGCTAATTTTAAGAGGGCATTAGAACGATATAGAGTAGCAAAGGTGAGACAAGATGGCAACAACTGATGAAACTATAATTAGATTACAGGCAGATGTTGGAGACCTCAAAACGAAGGTTATTGAGGCAACTTCAGCAATAGAAAAAGTAGGTAAGGCTACTGAGGAAGTCTCGAAGAAAACAGAACAGGCAAAAGAAAAATCAGAATCGTTTTTCAACGCATACGAAAAAGCCGCACTAAAAATCGCAGGATATGCATACACAATATCGAAGGTCTGGGATTTTGCTAATGTAGGGGCTGGTATTCGAGAGCAGGAAATGGCATTGCAAGGGCTGGCAATGGCTTATGGGGCATCGGCTGATACAATTGTAACTAAATTAAAAAATATTTCTGATGGGCAACTTAGTGCAGCAGATGCAATCAAGGTGGCAAGCAAAGCCTTGCTATCAGGATTATCTCCCGACGAACTATACAAACTAATGGAGGTTGCGTCGAGGGTTAAAAATGCGATTGGTGTTGACGCTGCACAGGCTTTCGATGCTCTTACAAGTGCAGTTGAGAGGGGGAACGAAAAAGAACTCAAGCGAATGGGGATCCTACTTGACTTAAACAAGACAATTCACGATTATGCAAAAGCAAATGATATCGCGATTGAATCACTTACAGCAGAGGAAAAATCACATCTTGCATTACAAGCGGTGATTGCAAATTCAGAAGTGCTATTTCAGCGTCTCGGGAACACGGGCACAACAACAGCAGATAGATTTGCACAAGTAAATGCACAAATACAGGACTTCATTACGACTATTCAAAAAGGTGCAAGTTATGCGTTGCAGGGTGTTGTTGGTCTTGTATATATGGTTGAGGCAGGAATCAACAAAGTGCTGGCAATAGGCACTAAAGCAGTAGGTGGCTGGGTGCTTCTTATAGACAAGATTAGAGAAAAATTAGGATTGATAACGGAGGAAACGACAAAGGCTCATCTAAAAACTATCAACGAATACATAGAAACTTTTTCACTCTCAACAGAAGATTTTATAAGTAAGGCGGCGAGGCTGTGGAATGTAATGGATGAGCAGATGGTAGGTGGTGTCAAGGCGTCAATGGGGAAAATTGAAGGAATATACGGCAAGACTACTAAGAATCTGAAAGACAAACGCAAAGAACTTACAGATTTCGAAATATTGGATATTGATGGATTTGCACGATACTATGAGAAATATCTCAAAGAACGACAAAAAATGGAGGAAGAATATGTAGCACTAAAAATAAGAATGAATGCAGAAGAGCGTATAAGATATATGAAACAGTTAGAGGAGGAGAAAAAAACAACCATCGCATATTATGATGATCTAATAGCTAAAATTCGGCAAATGTTTGGGCTGTTGCAGGAAACTAATCAACTGCAAAGTATGGGTAAGGCTGGTAGTGGTATGTCAATGGCAACTATGGCTTTGCAAGAATATAATGTGTTAGCAACTACATATTCAAAAGAAATGGCTCTTGACAAGCAAAGGACACAATCTGCAATATATCAGACTCAATTACGAATGAACACGGCTCGACTTGCATTACAATTTATGGCAGGGATTTCAGATGCTATGATGGCGACTTTGGATGTTTCAGACAGGACACAATTTGAAGTACATAAGGCTTTTGCATTATCACAGGCAGCAGTTAACACAGCTCTCGGCATAACACAAGCACTTGCTACACCACCTCCGATGAACCTCATCCTTGCATCAATGATCGGCGCGATGGGTGCTGCACAAATAGCATTAATTGCAGCACAGACTTACAAAGCCCCTGCACAAACACAGACAGGGCTGCCAACTACACCTTCAGTATCACTTCCGAGCTCCCCATCACAGAGTAGTTATGGGTCATCACAATCGTCAGGCATAGGCGGGCAGACAATCAATGTATATATCACGGGTGCGGTGCTGGGCGGCACGAAAGAACAAGTTGCAAAGGAACTGGTAGGCTATATTAAAAAAGCACAAGCGGAGGTATAATGGGAGTCCCAATCATTTTTTATAAATACCACAAATTTAATAGCATAAGCGTTGAAGGCATACAAGACCCTAATTTCCCTCTCCAAAACTCATATGACAATAAGAGTCATACATTATTCAAATACACAGAAGATGGTAATCTGATAGAATACTCATATTATTCCGCACAAGTTTTCAATGCAATCGCATTAATTAATCATAATATTTATTCCTGTAGGGGCGTGGGATTAACACCATGCCTTAATTATCAAATTGGCACTCTTGTTGGGACTGAAAACATAACAAAGGATGGCATATTTTTCAAAAAGATAGCAGATACATCGAGCATCAGCAATGCACTAACAATCAATAATCTCGGCACTACTATGCCTCTGATTGGTGAAATATGGTTAGGCAAGTGTCTTATGTTCCCCTATCCGCTTGCGTCTCCGTTTATAATACAGGAGAATACAAAATATCAAAGCAATTTTGCAGAATCGATGCACTTTTTGAATGCTAATTATAGAGGTGTTATTTATACTTGTGACTTTGTAATACATTTTATAGAAGCGTCCTTTTATGAGAGTGATTATCTTGATTTTTTGAAAGAAGCGAGACAGGGTAAGCCATTTGTGTTTATTCCTGACTCGGATAATATGTCAGAATTATATTGGGCAAGAATAAAGCCTAATTACACAATACCACACTCGAGATTATATGCTGGGATATATGAGAAGATTCAACTTTCATTTGAGATGGTGAAGTTCTGATGGGCTATTTTTCTGATTATGCAAAATTACAGAAACGCTCAACAACTTGGATAATATATCTATACCTCGAAAAATGTATCTATGAGTTTGGAGTCTCGCCCTGCACTGCAACAGGGTCAAAATGTTATAAAACCTTTTACACTTGCAAGGATAAAAATACTTATGTGGCAGGGCAAAAGGTAAATTATCGGAGTGAATCACCTATCTATAAGACGATATGTTTCACATCTTGCGATGTGCCTCAACCTGTAATTTCTGGATATGTTGTGAGACCTTATATCAAATCAGTTGAAGGGCTTTCACAAAAATGGAAGTTATACGGGGCGGAAACAGGGAGCGTGACAATAAGACTACTCAACGAAAATGACTACGCATCAGAACTTGACCCTTACAATTTTGAGAGGGAGAAATTACCAACGGGGACATACTTCTCACAATTGCTTTCACGATACCCACAACTTAAAGGCTCACAGATAAAGATATATCAAGCGTTTATAATTCAGAATGAGGCAGGCTCGTATGGCATAGATGGGCAAAAACTTGTATGGCAGGGATATATTGACGATATTAGTATTGAAGGTTCAGAGGTGTCAATCACTGCTAAAGACATCTGGAATGTCTTATACGAAACAAAGGTAATGTCCGAGAATAAGCAGACACTGAAAGATAGTTTACCCGATGCAAATATCGGAAGCTGGTCTAATTATAATGTAAATCCTGTTCTTGGCTGGGGGGTTGAGATTGCAGTTGATGGTTATATTCCATATACATTTAACCCTGATAACAACGAATATCTGGTCTCTGAATTTTTGTATGGGAGTCAAGGCTCAGTAATAATCGAAACTGAAGTATTTAATTTTTTAAGATTGTATAAAATAGGTGATGAGATATTCGCCCCTACGGGGATAATTAGGTATTATTATTCAAAAGATTATGATGTGATAAATACAGGTGGTGGTAATTACACTCTCAAAAAGAAAGATAATGCCACGCCTTTCGCAACAACTATATTCTGCCCACACAACAACCGGGGGCAATTAGGAACTATTCAGATTGAACACAGATCTGGTGAAGATTGTGAATTGCTCGCATATTATTACAACGATGCTGGTGTAGTCTTGAAATGGATATTACAAAATTATTACTTTGGTGCAGGACTAAAATCAGATATAATCAGCACGACAGACATAGACAATTATTTCCCGACTGAATATGTTTTGACTCCTTGCGGGCAATCAAGTAAAGTCAAAGACATAGTAATTCAAATCTGCACATACTATTGTATTGTGCCTTATCTTGCAAGATATGAAAATATAAGTGGACAGCAATTCTATCAACTGCGATTCAAACCATTCTTGCCTAACCAGTCAAATTTCAAGGTAATTACAAACCACGAGATTGTTTTAGGTTCACTCAAAATCTCACTCTTAAATAACCTTGCAGAAGACGAAATAATCACAAGGTTTTCTGCGTTTTATAAAGCAAAGGATAACTACCTAAAAGCAAAAGCAACAGATGCAAGTGATGATGATTATTACAACAAAATTCAAGTAGTTAATCAGATATATGAATCGAAATATATGTATAACAACATACAAGAGAAAACTTTTCACTTTTCACATTGTGGATATGGTAATCCTGCGGATATATATCGTATCAACGGAATGTATTTCTATGATTATGAATATCTTGTCGGGTTGCTAACTTATTATCTCAAACAATATCAAGACCCACGAAGGAAGATTAAATTTAAAACAGATTTGGAGATTGGCTCACAAATAGAAATAATGGACTCTTTGTTAATTGACTCTGATATGATCACAGGTGTTGATGGTTTACCTGTGCTATCATTTTATCTCGTAACACAAAAAGACATCAGAGAAAATGACATCGAGATAGAATGTGTCGAATTTAAGAGGGTGGCGAAGATAGCACCTGACGATATAGACACAGACAATTACAGCGAGTATGACAAAAAATTATACTGCACAATCGCAGAAGACCACGAAATGATAGGCAATGAATGGGGTTGTTTAATAGCCCCGGATTATTTCAAGGAGGTATGAGATGGCTAACCCTTCTGGCTTTGGTGACCATACGATAGAAACAACAGCGGGCGGAATAATCAAGCAAATAGATATGAAGCAAATCGTATGTAATGACAATGTGCTCGCAGAATCACTATTTGCACAACCTATTTTGCTTAATGGCGGTTTTGAACTTGATACGAACAATGATGGTGTCCCTGATAATTGGGTCAAGTCAAACAACGGTAGTTTTTCTCGTAGCACAGACACAAAGGAAGGTTTTTACTCTGCAAAAATAGATGCAACAAATGCAGATCTCAATGATTACTGCTATCTTGAGAGTGATTGGGTAGATATGGCAAGGCTGGGGCTGTATTTTCAATTCGCATACAAGACGGACGCAAATAATAAAATAAAAGTGGTTGCTGTATATAGCAATAATAAATCTACCATAACAGAGGTGACAGTTCTTGATTGGTCTGGTGAACACGAGACAAACACTTGGAATTATGTTATATCAAAACTTTTAGGTGATTATCAATATGTCAAATTGAGAGTGGGAATAGTTAAAACCGCCTCAGGCTCGAACATCGTCTATTTTGACGCCTGCAGACTAATGCACACACCACCTCCAATGATTACTCATTCGATGCTAATACAATCTTGTAGCGGTAGCACTACATTAGGGTCATTTACTGATGTTGCATCTGTCATAATAACAACAAACTATATTTGTAATTTTAACATCATTCTTGTAATTCAGGGCTATGTGTATGTGTCATCAGGCACTGGTTATCTGCGTGCAAAGGTAGGATCTAATCTTTCTAATTCATATAGTACAACTTCGACGGCCGAAAAAAGGCATATGTTGCAATTGAAATTTAATCCTGCCCTGAACGCTAATTCTGGCACATATCGTAAGCAATTTACTCTTGCAATACAGGCTTACAACACAAGCGGGGGGACTACTTACGCAGGAAAAGATGCGGTTGGATTTTATATATTAGAACCATAATCGGAGGATATATGAATGATATATCGCAAATACTCATATCAGGGATTATCGGGACTTTATTAGGGTTGAATAGCAAAATCATATACGATTGGCTCAAGACTCCAAAGAATAGGAACAATACTGGTAAGTTTGTAATTCGGGAGGTGTGTGAGTTGAAACACACCGAACTAAATAAATTACTCAATCTCCAATTCGAGACACTTCAGACCACTCTTGAGGACATTAAAAAATCAATCGAAGGTATAAAAAAATGAAGATAGAAAAAAGAAAAGTTACAGAATTAAAGCCATACCCTGGGAATCCAAGAAAATGTGACAAGGCGACTCTCGAAAAAATCAAAAAATCAATCAAGGAGTTTGGCCTTGTGCAACCGCTCGTGGTTAACAAAAATAATGAGGTAATAGGCGGTAATCAAAGACTCAAGGCATTACAGGAACTGAATATAAATGAAGTAGATGTAGTTGTGATTGATATACCAAAAAAGAGAGAAAAAGCATTGAACCTCGCACTAAATAAAATACAGGCTGATTGGGATTTGCAATCATTACAATATTTCATTGCAGACCTTGACGAGGAGGATATTCAACTTGCATCGATTGATGATTTAATAGCAAAAAATATTGAGGTGTTTGAGGAAGATAATGAACCAGAACAGGACAATAGCCCTAAATCTATTCAATATATTCTAACCATCCCACCTAAGGTTTATCTTACACAAAAGAGTGAAATAATTGAAATGCTCGAACAACTCAAAAATGAGTTTGGAATAATATACGAGATTAAGCAATGATAGTCGGCAAGGTTGCATTTACATCATCATTAGGTTGCTATGGTCTTGAATTGTGCTTACAGGAGGCCTATAAGAGGAAAGATTGGCAAATATATGATGTAGATATTTATACAGCCGCCGCTTGCGATGTTTTACTCGTTACTCTTACTTATTACGCAGACATTCTTATGTTTGAAAAATTTTTACGAGATACAGGGCTTAAAAACCGTAAAAGCAAGCCTATAATCATAGCAGGAGGTATTGAAGCCACTCTAAACCCTGAACTCATAAGCCAAATGGCTGATTATGTTTTTATAGGCGATGGTGAAGACCATACACACAAAATACTTGACTACATTTCAAAAGGCAAGGACCCGCAGGACATATGTAAATATCTATATAAGCAAGGTGATAAGAATATCCCAGAGCCCTACAATGCACCAAAAATCAAACCAATTGCTTACTTTCAAAAGCGTTACATTGTGCAAGCAAAAGAGCAAATACTTAAAAAGACAATAAGCAAAAATGAGAAATTAGGCCAAATATACAGAGTAGAAATTGCAAGGGGTTGTAAATCAAAGTGTCCGTTTTGTGTGATGTCTGGGCTTAAACCGTACCGTGAAGCAAGCTATGAAGATATAATTAAGGCAGCCTCTATAATCCCTGACGGTGCGATTGTGTCATTCTTTGCACCAGACACCGTTGAGCACTCACATTATGATAAAATAATCGAGTATATCAAACTTCATAAATTCAGGAATAATGGCTTAGACACGAGGCTAAAGAATTTACCCGAGTCACAAACACAATCAGCTACAATTGGGATTGAAGGTGTATCAGATAAATTGCGAAAGATAGCAGGGAAGCCCTACAAAAAAGATTATATTCTTGAACAAATCGGCAAGTATGTTGAGCACAGAAAAGCAGAGGGTATGAACTCACTAATAAATATCTATTACATCGCCGATCTCCCCGGCGAGAAAAAAGAAGACTATGAAGAATTGCTTGATTTTTTCAGAGACATTGAGAGGGCAGAATGGTCAAGAAATCTGTCAATAAGACCAGTCTTGAACCCATTATCTCCGAAACCTTTTACAGCATTATATAATAGCCCTATTCATCCGCTCAGGGATTATATGCCGCTATGGCAGAAAATATGCCGAGGAGGTACAGGCAAAGGTAAATGGGGTTTTAGGGTCGTTGAACAAACGGTCTGGTCTCCTTTCGATAGAGTATTAGATGCAGTAATCCATCGAGGCAAAGAAAAAGCATACAAAATTATCAGTAAACTAAAAAGCAGGTATCTAACTCATTATGTCGCAAACCGTGCCGCTGCTTTCCAAATTGCAAAACAAATCATTTCTGAGAGCGAAAAAATAGGCTTGACTAAAACGGATTTATTCAATACTGAAAATTTAGGATGGGAAGATTGGGAATAAAGGGGCAAGGGCGGGAAGGATAGCCCTATGGACGCCCCGGGAATCAAACTTAGTCATCGTATTTTATTTCAAATAATGCATTGATATTACTCTCGTAGTATGATAGTTTATAATCTGCATATTTCCTGAAGGTCGTGAATAGATTTTGGTTGTCCGGGTCAAACAAGAATAGTATTATATATTTTGATAATTTATCGAGTTTGTATTTTCCATCTCCG